AGAGGACAGTCTGAACCAGTTGAATACTACCATAGCACTCCTTAATCAGACCGTAGAAACTATGGCTAAGAGAGAAGAGAAACGTCAGCAGTTCTTAGACAGGACTATCCTGTTTGCTGTTGGTGGTGTCATCTCAGCAGTAGTAGCTTGGGTTGTAAGAGGGGGACTAGGGCAGTGAGACCACATAGGATCAAGAACAACTTAGGATACCTTATTGCAGGGTTGGTAGTCTTTTCTATCGCCACTACAGTTTATCTTGAGTTCAAGTATTATCCAGAAGTTAAGAAGTCTTACTTCGGAGTGTGTCATACACCTGAAAGCCCTTACTACAGTCAAACTAGAAACTATGACTCTTATGGAAGTCTTGAGGGCTGTCTGTCTTCAGGGGGAAGAACACCTTTCGAAGATTATGATATAGGGGAGTGCGAATGGCTACATACTTGGACACAGTAACTATGGTATTGGCCCTTGTTGCTCTGGTGTTTTATTCTGACAAGCTAGTCAAGAGAATTAGCTTCGTGAACTGCTTGAGCTTTGTGGTAGTCCTTAGCTATCTCTTTGCTCAATCTAGCTGGACGACTGCTTGGGTCTTAGGGGATGTCTGGGGTAGAGACTTCGCTAACTACATCTGGTTTGTGTTCAATACTTCAGTGTTTGTGTTACTGCTGAACATAAAGGATAAATAGTTATGGAAAAGAAGACATACAAAAGAGAAGTAGCTGGTGCCTTGCTCTTGGGACTAGCTTATATAGTTTACACTGGTAATGTGGAGATGGTGAATGTCCTTGCGTGGCCGATCCTTGGGTTTGCTGCTGCTGCTTTCGGTCTTGATGCCTATAAGCAGTTGCGCTAAGATACCTTCATTCCTACTTGGGGGTGGCCCTAATGTAGCCGCTAACACTCAAATAGGTAAAGAGAACACACAGACCATAGGTATCAATAACTCATCTAGACCTGTGCTTAGACCTGAGGGTCCAGTAGAGACTGTGGTTCAAGACAACAGTACCACAAAGAATACTGAGGTAGACCCTCTACTTATACTGCTACTGATCTTAGGGTGGTTAGCCCCTAGTCCTTCTGAGATAGGAAGGTACATAAGCAACCTATTCAAACGTAATAACTCTTAGAATCACAAAAGCCCCCCTTCGGGAATCCTTAAGTGGAAACCTGAAGGGGGGCTTTTGTCGTTTAGAACTCCTGCATGATGAACTGAAGGATGTCTAGTGTTTCTTTAGTGTCCTCATAGCCACCAATAGACACCCTGTTACCGTTGTTAGACTCTATTTCCACTAAGGGGATAGTCTTCTGGATGGACAGGGCGTGTTGTTTAGCTATCAGGTTAGTGTCGATGTCTCTGAAAACATAAGGTACATCAGCAGCATCTAACTCCTCTTTAACCTTACGGCATGGCTCACACCACTTAGCTCCATATACTACTACAATCATTTAGTCAACTCCTCTTTGTCTAGTTCAACTAATGCTATTAGAAACTTTTCTTGTAGTAAAGACTGTTGGACGCCTCTTGTTAATTCTTTCCAAGATATGAAACCCATCTGTTTTGGGGTATCTTCTTCTGTATCATCAATAAGCCATATACCTAACTCGTCAGTATCTAGTGTGATGTTCATCTAGTCGCCCCCTTTGACAAACTCTTGGTAATCTTTGTGTGAAAGACAATAATCCAAAACACCGTATAAGCTAGACATAAGTTGGAAATGCTCATCGTCTGGTTCATAGGGTGATTGTGATTTCTCGTGATACCTGATTGACTCCTTGAGAAAAGCAATAACTACTTCGTCGATCTGTTCGTGGTCTAGTGTGATGTTCATTTAGTCAAAGCCTCCCATGATACAGGGTACAACGGTTGGATAATCTCACCGATCTGTTTAGCCAAGTCTTGTGTCTCCTTCTGTGCATGACTGTCACTACGTTGGATGTACAGGTTAGCAAGGGCATACAAGTTGCCAGTAGCAATAACCTCAGTGTACATGGACTGTGGTAGGACCATACGTGCTTGCTCTGGTGCTACTCCTGCTCGAAGCATGTCTTGGTAGGAAGCTGCAACGTAATCTAAAAGAGTCCCGTAACCTTCTTTTGGGTGGCACTCGGAGAAACCAAAGACCATGCTCTCCACAGAATCATCAGAACTCCCTTGCTTCACATTGTCAGCCTTCTTACGCCATACGTCAGGCACATAGAACTCAGGCTCACTGTCGACATACCTACGGCTAACCTCGTTGTACTCAATGCCTGTCGTATGCTTCATGATCTGACGAGCTACGAAGATAGGCATCTTGAGGTGCAACGTGATAGCTGTGTGAGCGAAGGGAGACCAATGACTAGGCATACGTCTGATGTGGTTTAGTAGGTCTCTGAGTTCTTTGTCGTAGACCTCACAATCTTCTTCGGTAACAGGGTGCAGTGAAAAGTCATCGTAGTACTGGTCCATACCTTTACTTGTAACTTCCTCAACCAAAGCCTCCCAATCACCAGCCGTACAACCACGAGCAAGGAACTGGATTAGTCCTTGGTCTTGCTTGGAAAGGTGTTTAGGTTTATCAAAATATGGATGACTGCCGCCTTCCCACTCACTACGTTTACCGAAGGATACCTTAGCTGCATTAACTACAGACAGGTCGTCTCCCATATGATCTATGTATGTTACTTTCATTCTACAGTCCTTCCTTAACAAAAGTTTCTACCCACATCTTAGTCATACCACTACGAACAATGTCATCTGTAGTGAACTCAACGATAGGCACAGGTAACATGTACTTCTTAACTAGGTGTACAACCTTTGTCAACCCATCTCCGTCCTTAAGATCAGATTGCTGGATGTCACCATTAAGTACCAGCTTAGAGTCCTCCCCAATACGTGTCACTAGCATCTTAAGCTCATGGAAGGTAATGTTCTGGCTCTCATCACAGATAACAAAAGCTTGCTCAAAGCTACGTCCTCGCATAAGGGCCAGAGGAGCGATCTCAATGTTACCGTTCTTGATACCCGTTTCCACTACTCCCTTACCTAAGTGCTTCTCTAGTACATCTATGACAGGCAAAGCCCAAGGCGCACACTTCTCACCTAAGTCACCCGGAAGGAACCCAATGTCCTTACCTACAGCTACATGAGGTCGAGTAATGACGATCTTGTTGACCTTCTTGCTGTTGTACAAGTCAGATGCATAGGTGGACACCACATACGTCTTACCTGTACCTGCTGGTCCGAATACAACAACTTGGTCACTGTTGTCTAGGGCTGAGATGTACTCCTGCTGTCTGTCGTTTAGTGGTTCAAGCGGGATAGACTTCTTGTTGTCATCATGCTTAGTCCTAGTTCGTCGCGTCTTAGGCTTAGGCTTCTGTTGTACCATTATCGTACCCCATGCCGATCTTCAAGCATCTCTTCAATAATGTTCGCAATGTCACGAAGTTCAGACCCTAAGTGCTGGTCCTCAATCTTAACCCAACACTCTTTTATCTTAGGGTGTGCAACCCAAGCATCCCAATAGCCCATCACTGAATCTACATCTACAAGAATCTCTGTGTCAAAGTAATCAATCTTCGTCATGTACTTTCTAGGGTACGAAGTCATATCTATAGAATCCTTATCTGAGTTAAAGGCAACCCCATAGATATACCACAGGGTTGCCTTATGATCTTTACGTCATAGCGTAAGTTTATGATTTATACGCCATAGAGTAAATTAAGTCAAGTCAACAATCTCGCAACTATCACCGGAGCAAGCCAGAGTCTGCATACCAGATGTGTTGTCCTCTTGTTCATACTCCGAAAGCTTAGACCAGTCAATAGCCTTAGGCATAATTTCTAGCAAATCTTTGTATGATGGTGTCACAAGAGCCTCTGTAAAATCATCGTAGACACCTTCTGTCTCTCCCGTCTCCTGATAAGGCGCCTGTTGGTATGTACCACCGTCATACGGAAGGAAGGACACACCAGACATCTCATCAAAGTGTTCATAGACGAAAGCACCTACCTCCATCCACTCGTTATCCTTTACGGACACAGTGACAGAAGGCTTATGTTCACACCAATGACGCTGATAGATCAACCAAGTCTTAAGTTGCTCCATAGCTGACACATCATCACGTACTACAGCACCTTCAGGAGACTTCACAGGGAAGCTGAAGACTGTAGTCTGCTCTGGCTTCATAACACAAGGCTCATTAGGGATACCTTGATCCTTCATGAACTGCGTCAGCGGGTCTTTGTTATCACCTCGTACAGTACGGATATAATAAGGGCTATGACGAGTGTGGATACCAGATGCACTATCCACAAGCTGGGATACAGTACCTGAGGGTTTGACACAAGTGATGGCTGCACTGACAGGAATACCAAGATGCTCAGCCCAATCAGCGTTAGTATCAACAGCAATCTTCCTAAGATGCTCAAGAGTTTCTTCCAATCCTTTGTTAGCTGAAGTCATCAGCGGGTTGTCCATGATACCTGTGAGGCTGACGCCCAACAAGCGTTCTTCTTCTGTGTTCCGTTGCCATACCTTACGTAGATACGGGAAGTTTGTATAGGTAGACTGGATAGTCCCTAGAATAGTAGCAAGGCGAACCTTACGCTCCAAGTCCTCAATAGTATCTGTAGCACGTACAACTACCTCCGTAAGATTACAGAACTGATAAGGACGCAAGATAATTTCAGAGCAAGGGTTAGTTCCGAACTCATAATCAGGGTCTCGTCGTCCATTTTTAGCTGCCTGTACCTTGCTAGCCTTACGGTTGAATACACCACGCTCACCTGACTTACTCTCGACTAGGGCAAGCCACTCCCGCATGTAGGTTTCCATGTCTGGCTTCTCAGTGTAGCACACGGAGTTGTTAGCCAATGCACGTTGACCTTGGTTCTCCCACCACTGACCTGACTTAGCGTGACGCATACGGTCATCAGAAAGGTTACTCAGGCTAATCATAGCAGAACGACGGACACCACCTACTACAACTACCTCACCGATCTTGCACATGATGTCATGGCACTCAATAGAGGAGAGCTTACGACCAGTAGCACCTTTGAACTTCTCAATAGTAAACCGGAACAGGTCAACCAGAGGAGCAGGACCAGAGGCACGACCCCCGAAGGTCTTGAGTTTAGCACCCGCAGGACGAACCTTAGATACATCCCACTTGGGTACTTCACCAGCCCACAGAAGAGACAGCAGTTGACGGTAAGCCTTAGCCCAACCCTCCTTGCTATCCTTGACTGCGATTGTAGTGTCACTAGCGAACAGTTGTTCAGGAACCTCTGGCAGCTTACTGATGAACTGACGCTCAACAGAGAACCCTACACCTGTGCCGCACAGCAGGATGAACATAGCCTCATCGAAGGACTTAGGGTCATCTACTGGTAAGTAGGAGCAGTTGTACATACAAGTGTTGTCACGGTTAGCTGCTGCCCCCGCTGTCATCAAGGAACGCATAGAAGGCATAACCGCAAGGTCTAGGATAGAGTGCCGTAGTTCTTCGTTAATAGGGTCTGAGGCATCTGCAATCTTGTCCTCCACCACGTTCATAATATACCGATCAACAGTCTCAGAGAATGTCTCACGGCGTCCCTCTGCGTCTAGCCACTTAGCATAACGACTTAGCGCGATGAAACTCTGGTAGTCGGTAGGTAGTACGTTATTGTTGTTCATTCAATTTCTCCTCGTTCTTGTTTATCTGCTGGCAACCACACAAGACGGTCAATGTCACCACGGTTCATACCTATGTCTCGTAGCTCTCGGTCAGTCATCCGGTTCAGGTGCTTAATAGCCTCCCGGTGTTCACGCCATGTAGCCAAGTAGTTAACGTATCTCCAGAACCAATTCATTTGATCACCTTCACATTCTTTCCTAGTGCTTTACAGATTTCTTCCACAGTCATCTCTTCTACAGGATTCATAGTGGCCTTATGCTCCTCTTCAGTTAACTCTTCACCATTCAAGTACCACTCCTTAGTGCCATCATCCCAATCTACAGCAGGACCATCTTCACGGTGTCGCTTACCATTCAAGTACCAAGACTCACCGCCGTCTATATACTCTACAGCAGGACCATCTTCACGGTGTTTCTTACCATTCAAGTACCAATGCTTAGTGCCACTCTCATAAACTTCTACAGTATACGTAATCATCTGTTATCTCCTTGTTTTTTTCTGTGTCTTTTGATGCGTTCAGATATGGAGCTTTGAGATATGCCGACCTTATCTGCTATCTTGTCTTGGCTAAGCCCAAGTTCGTCGTACATATACACAACGTCCTCTGTCTTGACACTCTTATTGAACCTGCCACTTTTCTCTCCGACACACATGGTGCCATCTGTCCACTTGTCATCTGAGTTAGTTTGTGGACTACCAAGGTAAAGATGTGCAGGTTTTACACACTTACGGTTGTTACAAGTGTGGCAAACCAGTTTACCTTCTATAGCCTCTTGACCGTAAAGAAGACGCATAACTTGCCTAGACACAGCCTCTAACTTACCTTGGTACTTTGCCCTAGGGTATCCGTCCTTATCAGGCGTACCGTGCGGAGTCTCTATACAGTCACCTCTCATCGCCGGACCCACGAATAGTCCCACGTTCCTTACGTGCAGACAGTTTCTCTACGTTCTTATCGATAGTCTCTTGTGGGTCTAAACCTAAGGCACTATGAAGAGCATACCAGTAGAAGATCACATCCCCTAGTTCCTTCTGGATAGCTTCTTCATCCAGAGTGTTATCCCTGAAGAACTTCTTGATCTTCTCAGCTACCTCACCAGCCTCACCTACTAGACCTAGTGTGTTCTCAGCTAGACGATCCCTACCATGGGTTAAGATCATAGACTCTACGAAGGTAAGGTAGTCAAACCCCTCAGGCTTACTCTCAGGTAGAGGTCCGTTGTTCTCCCCGTAATTACTGTACTCGTCAAAACGGTTAGCCTTAGCTCTCTCAAGTGCGCGTTGTGTGTCTTCTTTAGTCATAGGCTTAATCACATTAGTCTCCCATAAAATTCAGTTGGTCCTGTATGCTCATAGTCAAACAAGTACCAACAACAGTTATCCTTACCTACACTCTTACTGTCTTCGATCCACTTGACCCTACCTACAGATACAACCTTCTTGCAGTACGTCATAGAAGCTGCTGACTGCTTAGTGTGCATCCAATCGGCATCAAACAATAACCAAGTAGGCATCTGTGTTGTATACCACTCAATGAACGGATGCAAGAACTTTCTGTCCCATGGCGGGTTAGTAATACAGAAGTCCACCTCATCTACAGCCATTATACTTAGAGCGTCATTAGTCTTGATGTCAGGCGCTCTAGGCTCAATGTCACTCTTGTAGACGCACACCCCGGAGCCCTCTGTAAGCTCTGAGATGTGGTTCACAAGACGACCATCGCCAGCACAGGGTTCTATGTAAGTGAAACCTTCTAGTGGCAGATGGTCAATCAGAGGTTCTACAGCTTTGAGAGGTGTGGGGTAGAAGTCACGTTCAACCCTAATAAAATTGCTGCGTTTCCCCATACTCTTGATCCTCTAGTGATTGCAAGAAATCTACAAGACCTACAAGAGTAACCTGAGTTACAACATAAGTCTTGAACTGAAGATAAGCGATGAACACAAGAAGTGTCAAGGTCAAAGCCATGAAGATTGTTTCTAGGGTCATTGGTTTTCCTTATTTGTATCGATGTCCGCAACCATTGAGTTAAGATACCACTGAGCCTTCTTCAAGTCCTCAATGCCGTTCTTGTACTTGTACCGCCAGAGATACTTCATTACGTTACCCTTGCAGTAGTCCTGATAGCCACCCCCAAGAGAAGCCTTAATAGCATCAATACATTCGATACCTGCTTGGTTGTAGTGACTAGGGTTGTTTACGTTATCCATCCCCATACTCCTTCTCTAGCATATCCATAGACACAAACATAGGCTCAAACATACCGTTGTCAACCCCTTTCATCAGGACTACACCATTCCACCAGTCTCGGTTCGCTTGGCCCGCCCACGATTCCTCATGTCCTTTGTAGCAGCCAACCACCATCCCGATACTATTAGCGCCATCCTTAAAGTACACATCACGCTTATGACTGTGGCCGCACACAGAAGAGTTATGACGGTTGTTGATGACGGAATAAGCATGGTGAATACCAGAAGTAGCTGTACCAAGGTTCCCAGAACTAAAGTAATGAGCAAAGTCAACACCACAGTAGTTAGCGATTGCGGGGGCGCTATTGTAGTATTCGTGGTAGTCATCGAACCAGAGGTCTGTTTGAATATGCCCGAAGGATATCCCGTAGCCTTGTCCCGTGCGATCTTCGTTTCGGGGATTCTCTTTAATAGCCTTTTTGATCCTGTTCTCATGGTTCCCCTCAAAACCTACCCAATGCAGTTTCTTACGCTTGAGCTTCTTGTATGGTGCGCGTAGTCGATCCTGAGCTTCGTTGTAGTGATTGATGTCGTCTCCGTAGTTCTGCATTACTACAGCCTGAGGATAACGAGTGTCAAAGCTATTCAGGCTGCACATGTCAGCACCGTCACCTAAGTCAATAACCATATCAGGTTTAACATCAGCGATGTACTGGCCTAGCCAATCGAAACGCTTGTTGCTTACTTCAGGTGCTGTATGGGCGCAACTGAATACTAGGATGTCTTTAGTCATACTCAATTACCTCCTCTTGCTGATCTTGCAGGTAGACACTCAAGGCGAACATAGCGTCCTCTAGGTTGATGTTGTTAGTCTCTAGCAGTTCAATAAGCTTAGTCATTCCTTAGTCTCCTCAATTCTCATCTCAACTTCAGGTTCCTCAAGCCACTCATCAGGAATGAACTTGTCAGCATATAGGAACCTATGACGCTCACACCAATCAGCATAAGAAGTCTTACTGCCTTTGTTGATCTTAGAGTTCGCATTAGTAAACACGAACCTAATGTCCAACTTAGGGTACTGCTCCTTAATCTTCAGGTGCTTTCGTCTATCTGCGGGTACGAACCGCCCTTTAGTTTCTACGATGATACCGTTACTGTTAATCACAAAGTCAGGTGTATAGGACCGCCACTGGTGATCCTCCCACTTGATCTTGTGCTTCTCATATTCGTATGGGATACCTTTGTCCTCAAGATACTTGCAGTTGTCAGCCTCAAGTCCTGAGCGTACCCCATACTTTAGTTGTGCTGCCTTACGTTTGTTCATAGGGCTTTGAACTCTACTTTGTTTTTTTCTTCGTTCCACCTATTCTCTAAAACACCAGAATTAACCTTGTCTTGACAAACCTCATACTCTTGAGACCAACTGCAAGTAAACCACTCTCTACTAGACATTTTATTTTCAACATATCGATCCCACACTTTGTACTCTACAAGTTTCATACTGGAGGCTCCCACATTTCACCTTCGTACCTACGTAGCCACAAGAGCCTAGCGTTCTCTAGGAGAGCATCAGCATCCCCTTTGTACATCTCTA